AACACAAGTATTTTCCAAGGTGACTTAGTTTTAGTCGCTACTACTGGAACAATTACTCGTGCCCCCGCTGGTGGTACTGCTTTAATCTTGGGCGTATTTAACGGCTGTTCATATGTAGACGCTAGTGGAGAGATTATTTTCTCTAACTATTGGCCTGCAAACGCAACTGGGACAGACATTTTTGCAAATGTTATAGATGACCCAAGTGCGCTTTTCGAAATTCAAGCAGATGCAGCTATGCCTGTAACTGACTTGTTTGGAAACTTTGACATTGTTGACGCAACGGCAGGAAGCACCGTAAGTGGTAATTCTCGCACTGAGCTAGATGTCACCACAGGTAATACTACCGCTGGTCTTCCACTTAAAGCTATCGATATCTCTCAAGATCCTGAGAATAGCGATACTGCCACCGCGAACACTAATGTGATCGTAAAAATCAACAACCACCTGTTCAGTGCTGGCACTGTAGGTCTAGCGTAAGGAGATTGAGTTATGGCTATTTCACGTTCACAACTCGTCAAGGAGCTAGAACCGGGTCTTAACGCTCTGTTCGGAATGGAATATGATCGTTATGAAAACCAACATGCAGAGATTTATGACACAGAGTCATCAGATCGAGCCTTTGAAGAAGAGGTAATGCTTGTAGGTTTTGGGAATGCTCCCACAAAATCCGAAGGTTCTGGTGTAGAGTTCGATAATGCAAATGAAGCGTATACTGCTCGTTATTCACACGAAACAGTTGCACTTGCTTTTGCGTTAACCGAAGAAGCTGTTGAAGACAATCTATATGATCGTCTTGGCGCACGTTATACTCGTGCGTTGGCTCGTTCAATGGCGCACACAAAGCAGGTTAAAGCTGCATCTGTATTAAACAATGCGTTTGATGCAAACTTTACAGGCGGTGACGCAGTTGAGCTTTGTTCAACAGCACACCCACTGGCAGGTGGCGGTACTTTCCGTAATGAACCTGCAACTGCTGCGGATCTCAACGAAACTTCACTTGAGAATGCTCTTATTGACATCTCAACATTCGTTGATGAGCGCAACATGATCATTGCTCTTCGTGGCACCAAATTGGTTATTCCACCACAACTGCAATTCGTTGCAGATCGTTTGTTGGAATCAACATTGCGTGTTGGCACAGCCGATAATGATGTAAACGCAATTCGCAACATGGGTATGCTTCCAGAGGGTTACACTGTTAACCACTTCTTGACAGACCCAGATGCGTTTTTCATCAAAACTGATGCTCCAAACGGTTTCAAACATTTTGAACGCTCACCTATGCGTACAAACATGGAAGCTGATTTTGACACAGGCAACATGCGCTTTAAAGCTCGTGAGCGTTATAGCTTCGGCTATTCCGACCCACGCGCTGTATTCGGTTCTCCGGGTGCATAAAGTGTGTTACAGTTAGGGAGGTAGTTCATACCTCCTCCTAACTTGAGGGGTCACTTAGGTGGCCCCTTTCTTTTTTTTAAAACTTGGTGTATCTTGATACTGAACAATACTGTTCAAGTAAATCTATATATTCCTGTGTCCTTGCAAGCACAGGGAGTTGACCTCGGACACGAGAGGAGAAAAACATGGCAACTACACATTTTTCAGGACCAGTACAGTCCACCAATGGCTTTGAGGTTCCAGTTGTAACAACTGCGAACTTACCTGCTTTTGCGGATACTACTGTAGGCACTGTTTACATTGTAAGCGACAACGGCTCAGGTAATGACGAGTATTGCTTGGTTATTAACACAGGTGCGGCTTGGGTTACTGCTGTCGGCGCTGCATTATCATAATAGGAGGCTTACATGGCAGGTCCAGTAAAGGCATATAATTGGGCGCAGGGTACATCTGCGGCTGTTGTCGGTCCTGCTCGTTCTCGCATTCGTCAAATTGTAATCTATGCAGCCGCGGCGGGTGCTTTTACGATTAAAAACGGAAGCGGTTCGGGCGAAACTCTAATCACACAAACTTTTCCAACAGGAATGCATCATTTGAATATTCCAGATGACGGCATTCTAGCTAGTAGTGGTGCGTATGTTAGTGCTTTCACAGGATCAAGCAACGAACTGACAGTATTTTTGTCATAAGGAGTCAAGATGGCTGGAAATGAAGTTAAAGCGGTTCACAGACACGATACTGGATCGTTCGCTTCAGGCCGTGGTCGTTTAATGGGCTTTATTATAAATCACGACACAGGCGCGACAGATCAAGCAATTGTATATGACAATGCTTCTGCCGCGTCTGGAAATATCGCTTTGGAGCTAGATGAATCTGGTAAGGGTGTTTTTGGAATGGAAATTCCGGGTGATGGGATAATTTTTGAAAACGGCCTTTGGGGTGTAGTACCAGCCAATGTAACGCTAACTTTGTTTGTGCAGAGATAAAAATGCCTCGTAAAAAAGAAAATCCTATACGAAAAACCACAGGTAAGGGCGGGAATTACCGTAAGACCAAATCAGGTGCTGGCATGACCAAAAAGGGCGTTGCCGCGTACAAAAAAGCAAATCCCGGCTCTAAGCTGAAGACTGCTGTGACTGGTAAGGTCAAAAAAGGCAGTAAAGCGGCAAAACGGCGTAAATCATATTGCGCACGTTCGGCTGGTCAAATGAAAAAGTTTCCAAAAGCGGCAAAAGACCCAAATAGCCGTTTAAGGCAAGCAAGAAAGCGGTGGAAGTGTTAAATGGCTATAAGCCGTTCACAGATGGGGCAGCAAATCACAAAGCCGCCTATGAAGAGGAAGAAAAATGCCAAAGGACGCGTGCTACAAAAAGGTAAAAGCAAGGTACAAGGTGTTCCCAAGCGCATACGCAAGCGGCGCAATCGCAAAGTGCCGAAAAGTCGGCGCTAAAAACTGGGGAAACAGTAAGAAAAAGCCTGTAAAGAAGGCTATGGGCGGCGTTATTGAGCCTTCTAACGAGTTTCGCAAGCGTCCAGTGCGTCGAATGGTAAAAGGTGGTGAAGTGGTCGCAAATGGTTGCGGAAAAGTAATGTCCAGTCGCCGCAAAGTGACGAAGAAAAGCTGATGGCTGTTAGAAAAACAAAAAAAGGCGCGGCTTTAAAGCGTTGGTTTAAGGAAGACTGGAAAGATGTGCGTACAGGCAAGGCTTGTGGTCGCAAAAAGGGTGAAAAACGTGGAACACCTTACTGTCGCCCAAGCAAGCGCGTAAGCTCAAAGACCCCGAAGACAGCTTCGGAGATGACAGCGAGCGAAAAGCGTAGTAGAGTGGCACAAAAGAAGCGAATTGGGCAACCAGCGGGTAAACCTCGGAGGGTAAAGGCTCTAAAAAGGAAGAAGAAATGACAGTATCAGGCTCAACAGACTTTGAATTAGACGTAGCCGACTACGTTGAAGAGGCTTTTGAGCGTTGCGGCTTGGAAGTTCGCACTGGATATGACTTAAAAACAGCAAAAAGGTCTATGAACCTAATGTTTGCTGACTGGGCTAACCGTGGATTAAATCAATGGACTATAGCTGAAAAGAACCTGACAGTTACTCAGGGAGATGGCACTTACGACCTCGGAACGTCCACAATTGACATATTATCCCTTGTTGTACGTCGAGATGGCACAGATTACGCGTTAGACCGCATAAGTAGGGATGAATACCTAAATATCCCAACAAAATCCACAACAGGTCGTCCAACGCAGTATTTTGTCGATAGATTGATAAATCCTGTCTTAAAAATGTGGCCTTTGCCTGATAATAGCACTGATGTGGTGTATTATAACGCTTTAATACGCCTAGATGACGCCGATACTTACACAAATACAGTGCAAGTTCCCTTCCGTTTTTACCCTGCTTTAGCGGCTGGTTTGGCCTATTATATAAGCATAAAACGCGCTCCAGACCGCTCTCAACTCTTAAAAACAGTCTATGAAGAGGAAATAGGCCGAGCAATGGATGAAGATAGAGATCGCGCATCCTTTAGAGTTGCCCCAGATTTGAGGAATTACCGTTATGTCTAAGTATGCCACAGGAAAGTGGGCATATGGCATATCTGACCGTTCTGGCTTCAGATACAGGCTCAGAGACATGCGCAAGGAATGGAATGGGCTTCTCGTGGGTAAGGATGAGTGGGAAGCAAAGCAACCGCAATTAGAGCCTCTTCGCGCCACTCCTGACCCTCAAGCGTTGCGAAATCCGCGGCCTGAACAGAACATTCCGCAACAAGACAATATACAATGGGGCTGGAATCCAGTAGGAATGGCATACGATGGGGGCTTAACCCCAAATAATTTAATTGCTACTGGCTCCGTTGGTAGTGTTACGGTGAATATATCATGAGCTTTACATACGCACAATTAAAGACCGCGATTCAGGACTACACTGAGAACACAGAAACAACTTTTGTGAACAGTCTTGATATTTTCATTAAAAACACTGAAGAGCGCATACTCAAAATAGCTCAGTTAGAGGTATTTAGGAAGAATCAATCTGGGAATATGGCGGCAAACAACCAATATCTTGCCCTTCCCAGCGATTATTTAGCCCCATATAGCTTGTCTTTTACAAGCGGAAGCAACAAAGAGTTTGTTTTATTTAAAGACGTAAACTTTGTTCAGTCATTTAACCCGAACAATTCTACGTCTGGCGTTCCTAGATACTATGCGCAGTTTGATATTGATAATTTCATACTAGGCCCAACTCCAGATGCGGCCTATGAAGTGGAGCTTCACTATTTCTATCGCCCAGCAAGCCTAACGGCTGGTGCTGAAGATGGAACAACATGGTTAAGCACAAATGCTTCTGTCTCAATGCTGTATGGCTCTTTAATCGAAGCATATACATTTATGAAGGGTGAGGCTGATTTAGTTCAAAACTACACTCAGCGGTTCACTGAAGCCCTTTCTCGCGTCAAAAACTTCGGAGAATCACAAGAAGTTACTGACGCTTATCGTACTGGTCTTATTTTGCGGGAAAAAACATGATAAGTATCAGTCAAAACAAACATGTTAAACTTATAAGGAGATTGTGACATGGCCTTTTCAGGTAACTTCATGTGTACGAGCTTTAAGAAAGAGCTTCTTGAGGCCGTGCATAACTTTAAAAACTCAGGTGGCAGCACGTTTAAGATTGCCCTTTATACGAATAGTGCATCTTTTGACGCAACAACTACCGCCTATACCACTTCAAACGAGGTGACAGGGACAGGATATACGGCTGGAGGAAACACTCTAACACGAGTCGATCCTACAAGCTCAGGAACTACAGCTTTTACTGATTTTGCAGATACAACGTGGTCGTCTTCAACCATTACCGCTCGTGGCGCGATGATTTATAATGATTCCGCCTCGGGTAATCCAGCAGTCGTTATTTTAGACTTTGGGTCAGACA